TGTCATCAAACTATGTAGTTTATCTTTAATTGACACACCTTCTTTTAACGTCTTGGACTTAAACTTTATCCAAAGTTTCTTGTCTACAACGAAAGAAGTTTGATATCTATCTTTTGTATTTATCATACACAGAATATAGTTAAATAGTTTTACTTGTGTCAAATAAAACTTTAAAACTTTATAAGTCAAGTTTCCTAAGTTGTTTGTCCACATCTTCCTTGACATCATCGCTTAAACTATCAAAATACTCGTGAAGTATTTCAAAACCACTTTTATATCTTGCAGTAAAACCAATTTGATTATTTAATTCGTTTTTTGCTCTAGCATAATCTTCTTCTAATTTCTCTAGATACAGAAGTAGTTTGTCTAGTTCTGCGTCTACTTTTTTAAACTGCTCGTAACCTTTGCTCATGATTTTCTCCAGTGTTGTTGTTTACTATTTCACTTGTCCATCCTGCACCTGGTCGATATATAGTTTCTATTCTATAACCTATCTCGTCTAGTTCTGCAGTAAGTTCAAGTATCATTTTATTAATTGCTATTGCTCTTTCAGACCTATATTTATTTAATTGTCTTTGTTCGTTTTTGTCCATTTGCCCTCCCTAAGCACAAAATGTCCTAGACTATTATTAACTCTTTCTAAGTCTTGAATTAGTCTATTTATCTTTTCATTAAATATAATATTATTTCTATTTAAATGACCTTCGTGTTTTATAGACCACGTTTTGTCTACTACTTTATTACTCATTCTTCCTCCAGTTCAAAGTCTGACCAATCACGACACTCGCTACATATAGCGACACCAATATCTCCGTCTTCTACTAGTTCTGTAATGGCTTCTCCACCACAACATGTAGAGGACCAAACCATATCGTCTTTGTCTATTATTTCTATAATACCTTCTTCGTGTTCAATCATATTTCCCTCACATTGTTCACATTCTTTAACATTAATACTTGGCTCGTCGCCTTCGTGTCTATTGCCACACTTACAAACAACTGTTGGTTCCCATAGACCTTTAGACGACTCGCCCTTTTCAATTGATATAAAACCAAGATAACTCATCTTTGGTCGTTCATATAATCTCTTTGCTTATCGTTCCAAGCGTCATAACGCATATCATTGTCGTTCTCAAACTCTTTGATAGCACTACCAAACTCATTGTAAGCAAAGTCTACATCCCATACATCTAGCCCAGTCTCTTCGTCGTGAGCTATTGGTATGTATACTTTAATAAAAGCAGGGTCGCTTTTTTTACTTATAGTATCGTTCATTTTATTTCCCATTGTTGTATTGCAGGTAGCGTCGCCAGACCAAAAGTTGTATTTGCATAACCTATTTGACTACCTGCAATTTTGTTAATATAAATTTTCACTACACAAGTTATAAAAAATAATCTATAATTCCAAGAACTATATTGTCTTCTATCGAGCTTTTTGTCGAGCTTTTGTAAAAATTTCATAAATAAAATCAAAAAAACCAAGCGACGCCCGACATAAAATTGTCGGACGCCATCTTGATTGTCTTTACAATGTATAACTACGTATCAACTCATAGTCTACATCTTGTTTCTGGTCGTACACTTGTTTCCAATCAACACATCTATCGTCGTTCACAAGTAGGAACGTATCTTTAAATATGTCTTTGTATTCAAATGTCAACGTCTCTTTGTCAAACTCTACAATGGAATCGACGCCTGAAAACACGTCGTTGTAGAATTTCGTCGCTATATGTTCTTCCATAGCATTGTGTAATTGCTCTTTCCTTTTTTGGAAGTAGCACTTTGTATCAACGTCTATGTCGAACAAGTCGTAGATATTATCTAACGACATTACAGACCTATTTGCTCTATGTCTCAAATAATTTACCATAGGTTGCAATAAGTAAGGTCTATCTTTTTTAGGCAGACCGAGATATCGTCGTAATACCTCAGACTTTTTCCTATAATCAAATACGTCAGATGAATCGCCGACGTCAGTAAATGAACTATACTGATTTGATATCTGCGACAACTTGGTATTTATCGTTGGACTAACCCATAAAGACTTAAACATATCAGTGCTTCCAAAGCTGGAATAACTACTCATATTGTCCTTAATGTCTTCTGCTATTTGATAAGACCTGTCCACGACTTGTGTCCAGAACTTAGTCCAGTATTTGATTTTGTCTGTTTGCAAAGTACCCGAGTGATAACGTATTTCCAGACCTTGATTGGCTTGAAAATGGCTATGCCAATTCAGTCCATGATATCTTTTGTCGTTATACTTTTCGTCTGTATAACCACCATTGTCGTAGTAGAACTCTACAAAAGAGTCTCTATCTTCAATATATTTGAAATCATTGACTGATTGTGAAACTGGTCTACCCCAACGTTGTCCACCACTACCATAGTATCTAGACTTTGGCAACCACGTATAAATATGTGGCTCCATTAGTTTAGTAAATAGTGTTAAGACTGACGCGTGTATCCAGTCGTGGTCTTGGACGTCTATATGTAAGTGAAGTCCAGTCTTCCAGGAAGCATATGCGTTCCACTTGTTTTCCAGACGCCTACAAAAGAAGTCAGCATCGTGTAATAGTCTATCACCACGTCTTGGTCGCATAACAAGTTCACCACCATATCGGTGTCTGTCGTTTGTAACACTTCCATCGGAGACAAAATGAGACATACCCAGATTATAATAAACGTCTGTATTTTCTGTATCTCTTGTTCTTCCGAGTTCGTAGTTCAGGTCGTCTTGGACATCTTCGAAGCTCTCGTCATATCTGAAGTTAGTCTCCAGTTCTAGACCGACATACCTTTTAGACTTTATCCAACGAAAAGTGTCTTTCGTATAGAAATGTCTATCAGGGTGTACCCAGTCAGTTCTGTTTACTACATAGCTATGATTATAGACTTCCCAATCAGGTTGTCTATTGTATTCTTCTTCCTCATAGCAACTATCACAAAGATAATCGCCATACCTGTCTGACCAGCACGCGTCATCACGCCACATCTCGTAGTCGCAAGACGGACAACATATTACTGACTCGTCATAACAAGATTCGCAGAAGTAATGACCATTAAACTCAATAGCGTCTTCTTGGTGAATATTGTCTCCACACTCACAACTGAAGTAATTCTCTGCACAACTATTGCACAAAGGGTCGCCACTTGAATTGGTGTAATGATTGCCGTCTTCGACGACTTCTTCATTGCAGTCTTCACAACAAGAAGGTTCCATTTGATGTGGTTCTGTCTGATGTCTACTTTCAGGAGGCATTTTCAACCTCTACTTCTTCCCAGACACCTGTTCCATACTTGTCTTGAAACATCTTATCCTCACTATATACTTCTTCGGTGTGAGGACAGACGTAATACCAAGTATCGTCTGACTCGTCAAAGAACCACGAATTTGGACTAGTATTAAATATCCCTGCTAGTTCCAACGCTTCGTCGTTAAGCCATTGTTTGGACCAATCATCATTTATGTCATCATCAAATCCAAGTTCCTGTTGCGAGTTAAAGTCGCTAACTTGACTTGCACTTTTGAAATGACCCCAACCACGATTTTGCGTCGGGTATTGATTGATGTTCCATTGGTATACTCTTGACTCATACTTGAACAATGTCTTTTCTACATTAGTTTTAATATCGTCAAACTTCGACGTATCAAAAGCATATAATGTATTTTTGTTAAGACTATAAACGTCTGCGTCTAAATTATGCATTATTAAAGCATCATTAATAAACGACGCTTCACTTGCATAGAACAACGTTTTTAGTTCAGGTATGTATGCGACGTGTAAAGGACGATTTGTCTCTCTACACAAATATAATACCATTGGGTTTTTCTTAACAAATGATAACGCAAAGTCGCTGTCAAAATCTTGGACTGCTTCTTGTATATTATCATTATCATTAATTGACTTAAAGATAAGCTGTGAGTCTACAGGACATTGTTTGTCTAGTTTACTTTGCATTTCTTTAATATTGTAAACGCAACCATTGTGAGCTCCGACGACATCGCCGACTCTAAATGGGTGTGCGTTCGATTTGACTATTGCTCCTTCTGTCGCAAAGCGTGTATGTCCAAGCAATATGTATGATGAGTCTAGTAATGACTTAACTGCATCATTATATTCTTTGGAGTCTACAAACTTCTCAGACGGCAATAGTGATTTATATATTCTAGTGCTAGTTCCGACCTTAGCAATACCAGACGAGTGAGAACCACGCGACTGACTATCTATTGCTATTTCACGCAACACCTTTTTGACAACTTTATGTTGTCTCTTAGTGTACGGCGTCGGAGACTTTGCTATACCATATATACCACACATAGTCTAATCTCCTTTGTTTATGTTTAAAATCCCTGTATCCTGTACAGGCGAAGTTTGCGACGATACATATTCGGTGCGAAAGGAATAACACCCAGACAAACCGACTATTTGTCCATACTGATTATGTCTCGTCGCTATAATCATTGTGTACCTGCTAATGCTAGGTAAAATTTTTCTCGTTGTGATAGTCGCTTTGCTTGATTGCGACTATATCTATAAGGTATTTTATCCATACCAATAAAATTATCATAACGTCTTTTAATAAACCATTTGTTTAATGACGTTTTTATGTCCTGTTTTAAAGTCTTTGGAACAGGTAAAAATTGCATAGTAGACTTTTTAAAGTCTTTAATATATTCTGCGACTAGTTCGTTGTGTCGCTCTATACCACGACCAGACAAACGTCCCTGTCGATATAAATCTTTGTAGCAATTTATAACGTAGGCACGCTTGTCTTGATAGTCGTTTTTTTGCATTATATAATGCCCTTTGTTATGTCGTAATTCATAAGTCTTATGTCTTCTAAGTCTCGACGTAATCTTGCAATGTCTTGTGTCATTGCGTCTCTCTTATCTTTTACGACTTGGTTGTCTGCATAGAAATTGAAAATCGCCGACTGCAATTCTTTTAATTGTCTATCAATACCTGATATCATTTGCACATTGCGTCTATGCGTTTTTATCTTGTCTTCTATCATTTTAGCTCCTTATCTAGTCTAGCTTTATATATATAAGAAAATGTCTGAAAACTTTTATCGTCTATTATCATACTATCGTCTACAACCTACTTGGCGTCCAAGCTCTACGTGCTTGTCGATATAGTTTATGTAATGTCTTTAATGCGTCTTGAACATTACTTGCGTCCAGAACAATACGTCTGTCTTTTATCTCGTAAGTGTCCATAACATTGGACTCGACACGTAGATATGTATTGTCTTTTAGGTTTTGTTTTGCGAACACAGATATAAAGACGATGGCATCATTGAAAGTAATACCAGTGACTACGTCTGTGTCTCCATTTAGACTAGTATCTATAACGTCGTGATACTCTATTGTCAAGTCTACTTTACTTCTAGCGTCCATAACGACATAGAATGTCATTCCGTCCTTAGGAGCAGGAACGTCAATCTCTCTAGTCCAACGTTGCCCACAACACGGACACGGGTCGCTTATAGTCTTTTTTATAGTTTTCATATTTTTCCTTTCGCCCGACGCTACGCCTGAAATTGTCGTTGACTTGGTTGCTATCGGGTCTATTTTCATACCTTAATTTACAAAATTTTGGCGACAAAACCTACAACTCAATTGTCGGGGGAACTTAGCTAGACTAGAATTAGTCTAGCTCTAGAGTTAGAGTCTAGCTTGGTGGTGTAGACCACTCAGTCGGTCAAGATAAAAAAAGTTATAAAAAGACGAAATATTTCTAGGAATTCCCGATATTTAGACTTATTTTACTATTATGACTAACAAGTTAAAAACAGATGCCTTTGCCAAGCTCTTAGCTAAAACGGGCTTGACACAAGAACAATTAAAAGCGATGGACATCGAAGTTCTTGAAGCATCATCTAACGAAGGGCGTATACTTGAGAACGCGTCGAAGGTTTTAGCATCTCAAGAAGACAAAGCGGTTCAAAAAGATATGAATCGCCTAGTTGATATCGTAAATAATAAAGACGTGTTAAACGTTGCCGAAGGGAATAGTTTAATTCGCAAATACAAAGATGACTTTGTATATTCCAAAAAGAAAACAATTGACGGCGTGAAGCAAGATGTTGATTGTTATCCTCGTCTATCTATCAAGATAGAATCAGTAGAAGTATAATCAGTTAGCCCCCGCTTTAGTCGGCGGGGGAATCCCTAGGGGCTAGGAATCTAGCCCCTAAAATCTTAGAAATCGACGGGGGTTAGAGCTAGACTGAGGAACGATAGTCTAGCTCTAGAGCTGTTAAATTATTTTATATATACCAAAAAAAAATACCCCAGGGTTGTTAGCCCCAGGGTATCTCTTGTTATTTGCGGTCAAAGTAAACACTTATTGCTATTGGTCCAATCACCGCTATAAAAACTACTAAGTTCATCATTATGTGTTCAAAACTACCATATTCCATTTTATATTCCTTTCGTTTGTTAAGTTAAGTGGTGATTTCTGTTGCCAGGCTCACCACACCCCGAAGCTAATTCAACTATCTTTTAGACAACTTATCTAAATCGCTACTAATCATACGATTTAACTTATTTTGTTGCTTCTGTTGATACTCTAAGTCGCGTATTCTACTGAATGCTCGGTCCATCATGTAAAGATGTACACAAAACAAAACTAACACAAGACTAAAAATAAGTACGCTTTCCAGTTCAGTCATATTCCTTTTCCTTTCGTTTCTAATTGTTAATAATGTATAACGTTAAGGTATAAGAATCAAATATGCAAGAAAATAATGCATAAAAAGTAAAATAATAAATTCTATGACGACAAAATACAAGGTTGACAATAGGCAAAAATATAAAAAAATAACATATATAACCAAAAACCAAATTTTCAACTAACTTTGGAATTTCTAATCTAAAAAAAGACCCGACGGGTAAATGAAAACAAAAGCCACACACAAAATAGTGCGATTTTTTCAACTAGGTTGGAATTTTTGGGGTAAAACTGGTGAGGTGGTAAAAAACGACGGCTAGAATAATTTTGGAAAAAATTTTTCGATTGGACCCTCTCTAGAACACCGAGTATTATGTAGGAAATAGATTTAATACTCTTTATATCATCAGAGCAACGAGCATTAGTGTTTTTTTTTCGTCCTTCGGACTGTTAAAGTTACTTGTTTTGTTTTATTGCTGTCAAGATTTTTTTTATTTATATCGATTTATAGAGCATTAGAATCTAGAACATTACCACGTCGTGCGATTTTTTGTAAAAAATACGTTTTTTATTTGACTTGTGTAGCAATTTTTGCCTAAGTTGCATACACAATTAATTAATATGGGAGTATTATGAGCAAAAAACAACAGAAAAAAGCAATGGAATTAACTATTGGTGGTCATTTATACAAGATAGTAGAATTACCACTAAAACATGAAGATGAAAGCAAAGAATTGTATGGTAGACATATGGTAAAAGAAAATATCATACTAATTAATGAAGATATACATCAATCTAGAAAAGAAGAAACGTTAGTACACGAAATATTACACGCTATATTTTACAATTATGGGTTAGAACACGAAGAAAGACTTATTGATGCTATATCAAACGGATTATTTCAACTAGGAGTAGGAGACTATCTATGGAAGACCTCAAAAAAGCAATCTTAAAAGCAAAAGAACAAGGAAATGCACCATTAGTGCAAAGATTACAGCAAGAACTAGATGAACTAGAAAAGATACGTCAAAACCTTAACTGGGATAAGTTAATACGTGAATTAGAAGATGTAAAAGATGCGGAGGATTTTCCAAATGAATCAAAAAAATAGTACAACAGAAGACGTAGTATCATATATAAAAGAAAACTACCCTTCTACAGAAAAAGAATTTCAAGCTCTTTTAAATGAAATGTACTTAACATTTTGTAAAAAACAGTTTGATTATGGTCCTGGCAATATTGCTATGGGTACCAGTTTAAAAAACGAAAAAGAAGTCAATACAGCCTTATTTGGTATCATTGTAAGGCTTAATGATAAGATAAACAGACTAATCAACTTGTCAACCAATCACGATATGAAAGCAAAGAATGAACCAATAGACGATGCTTTTATGGATATTGCAGTATATGCAGTGATGGCAATGATAGTCAAACAAAACAAATGGGGTAAATAATGCCTGGAGTAAAATGGACAGAAAATGAAATCAGAATCTTAGACCAGTATGAACGTACTGCTAAATCTGCATTTGTTCTGTATCAAGAAATACGTATTGCTGGATATAATAGAACATATAAAGCAGTATCTCGTAAAATAGAATCCTTAGGATTAAGAAAACCTACCAGATATACAACTGGACATGAGATGACTATCGGATACCTAGATATTGAATCTACTGGATTTAGTGCTAATATCGATGTTATGTTGTCTTGGTGTATAAAAGGAAGAGGTGACAAGAATGTTGCTGGAGCTAAAATTACAAGAGAAGAGCTAATGTCAGATAAGCAAGATGCTCGCATTGTAGAGCTTTTAGTAGAAGAAATGAATAAATATGATGTAATATTTACATATTACGGCACTCGTTTTGATATTCCTTTTATTAGAACACGTGCACTATATCATAAAACATTCTTCCCGTTATATAAGCAAAAATCACATAAAGACCTATATTATGTAGTAAAATCTAAATTAAAACTACATCGCTCATCATTACAAGCAGCTACAGAGTTCTTTGGTATTGCTGGTAAAACAAGAGTAAAACCAGAAATGTGGCAAAAAGCTAGATGGGGCGATGAAAAAGCAATGAAATACGTTTACGACCATAATGTAGCAGATGTAGTCATATTAGAAAAACTACATCGTAAGTTAGAAGAATATGCACCACCAATGGTAAGACCATTATAATTAGGAGGAAAGATGGTTAAAAAAGAAGAAAAGCTAACAATAATGGATAACGGTAAAGAAGTTGAGTTTTTATATTCTGAGTTATCAGAAGAAGCAAAAGCTCAATACAATCGTGCTAATGAACTTGCTGGTCAATTAATAAGACTAGACCAACAAGCTAATGAATTACGATTCCTTGCTAATAATTATGTTAGGTTTGTTATCGACGAACTTGAAAAAGATGTTGACGACAAAGAAGAGAAATAGTTAAATTATGAAAGAACGTATTGTAAAAGGTGTAACGCACTATCTTTATGAAAGCGAGTTAGAATTTAGGGAATATCATAAAAGTATTTCTTTAATTTCTAACTGGCGTCATTCAAATAAAGGTGATTGGATATTGACTGATGATGGTCAAGTATGTCAAGTGTTACACCTAGACGTTCTTAAAAAGCCTGACAGAAAAAAAGAGACTACATTTATTAGAACTATAATTGGTTCTTTTATTTGTAGTCCTAGGGTAGTAATAAAAGGTGACATGAAAACAAACATGTACACTTTTTCTACTGCAGGAGAATCTCCTTCTGTTAGGAAGAGAAATAGAAAACATACTACAGATAAAGAATTTTTGTTTGGAAAGTATGTTGCTAAAGGAGATGATGTGGTTGAAGCATATATGAAAGCATTTCCTAGTAAGAATGAGAATTATGCAAAGTCACAAGCAAAGTTATTATTAAAAACCGATAGGGTAAAAAAATTGATTAGAGAAGAAATAGACAAACACTTGAATGATGCTGAGATTACTCCTCAATATCTATTAGAAGAAATGAGAAATATCATAGATAAAGGAGGTTCTTCAGATAGAGACAAGATAACAGCTATAACAACATTAATGAAAATATCTGGAATGATGGACACAGAAAAGACTACAGAGTCTTTAACACTATTCCAAGGATTTACACAGGAGCAACTAAATGCAATTCAAGGGTCCCAACACAAGAAATTGGCGGAAGTTAAAAAAGATAACGAAAAATAAACGTTGTCATATCTGCTATTATCGATTAAGTAAAACAGGAGTGTTTCTTTATAGTAAAGAAAAAAGAGATACTACTCATGTCAAATGTTTTAATTGTTTAACAGTATATAATACATCTTTTGGTATTACAGATGTAGGTATACCTAGAGAGGTAGGTCATTCATGAGATTAGCAGTTTATGGTACATTAAGAAGAGGATTTGAAGATACTGGCAAAGTAGAAGGCTTTAGTTTAGTATTTCCTGGGCACAAACATTTTCCAGCTCTAATAAAAAATGAAAAAGGCAAAGGTGCAGTCGTAGAAGTTGTTGATGTAACAGACGAAGAGCTTAATATGTATGATATGTATGAATCTACAAAAGATGGTTTATATATCAGAACAACAGCAAATGTTCTTCTTGATGAGACAAAAGAAAAAGAAAAATGTTGGATATATGTAGCTGGACCTTTATTATGGCAAAGTTCTAATATGTTTACAGAAGTACCTGATGGTGACTGGCTTTCACCTAAAACAATGGTTATGATGGATAGAGTTCATGAAAAAGAATACGAAGAAGCCAGAAAATTTTAATATCATACCACCCGACTTATCTCAAAAAGAAAAAGCATTGGAGTTGGCAAGAAAGGATATTGTGACTTTTGGTCAAATGTTTCTACCAGAAGATTTTATGAAGTCAACTCCTGCTCCTTATCAGTATGAGCTAAGTGAAATACTTTTAGGAAAAGATAAGCGAGTTTGTATTATATTACCTAGAGGTCACGCTAAATCAACATTAGCTAAAACAGCTTTATTACATCAACTGTATTTTGCTCCACCAGAAAAAAAACAATTTATTGCTTGGGTATCAGAAGAGCAATCTCAGGCTATTGACCATATTAAATATATACAAAATCATATAGATATTAATCCTGCATTACAATATTACTTTGGAGATTTAAAAGGAAGTAAGTGGACAGAGAAAGAATTTACAACTGCTAGAGGAGATAGAATTATTGCAAAAGGTACATCTCAAAGATTGCGTGGTCGTTCTCAATTAGGATTAAGATATACTAATATTATACTTGATGACTTTGAATCAGAATTAAATACTAAAACACCAGAAAGAAGAAGAGAGATTAAAGAATGGGTAATGTCAACGGTAGAACCCGCTTTGGAAAACTCCAAAGAAAACGAAGGGTCAATATGGCTTATTGGTACAATAGTCCATTACGATTCATTCCTGCAAGGAGTATACGATGGATATCTTCAGGCGAAAAAAGAAGATAGAAAGTCTGCTTGGAATGTACTATATAAAAAGGCTATAGTAGATGATGTGCCTCTATGGCCTAGCTATTTCACAAAAGAAAAGCTTATGGATATTAAAAGAAGGTTTACAGAAATGGGACTAGTCCATAAGTTTGCCCAAGAGTATCTAAATGAGGCAAGAGATTTAGAAAGTGCTAAGTTTCATATAGATAGACTTAATTACTACAGAGGAAATCTTGTAGAGAGAAATGGTTTTAACTATATGATGGTAGATGAATCTGCTATACCTGTAAATGTATATATAGGAGTTGACTTGGCTTACGAAGCAAATGCAAGAAGCGACTACCAGGTAATTATGGTTATTGCTATTGATAGCGATAGAAATGTATATATCGTTGATTACTACAGAGAACATTCTCCATTATATGATATGCCTAAGACTATTGTTGATATGGCAAAAAAGTACCACCCTGTTAGAAGAGTTAATGTTGAAAAGGTTGGTGCTCAAGGATTAGTAAAAGATTATGTAAATCAACTTGTTGGTAAAGATAGAAAATTAGCACCAGGTTTATCACAAGGAGTTAGACCTCCATCTGGTATCAAAAAAGAAGATAGGTTAGAAGCATTGCTTTGTCCTATTGTTAATCGAAGAAAGATGTTTATCAAGAAAGAACACGCAAATCTAGTAGATGAAATGTTTGAGTTTCCAAAAGGTAGAAACGATGACCTTCTTGACGGACTTTGGTATGCTGTCACTACAGCAAAACCTCCCAAAAGTTCTGCAATCGACGCAGATAAACTAGAAGACAAAATAAGTAAAATAGAAGAAAGTAGAGCAAAAAAAGTCATAAACTGGGTTACTGGTCAAAAAATATAATTTTTTTCTTGACTTCAATAAACAAAAATCATTATTTTTAGACTAAAAACTAAATTGGGAGTTTATGGCTAATTACGACGAAAATAAATCTAAGCCTCAGATTACAAAAGAATTGTTTAGACGTTGGAGAGACGCAAGAGAACAATGGGACGCTGAAGCAAGAAATGCAGTAGACTTTACTCTAGGAAATCATTATAGTAACGACGAATCAGATGCGCTACAATCAGTAGGGCAAGCTGACTTTGTTATAGATAGAGTATATGCTGCTGTTGACAAATTAAAATCATTACTTACAGCAAGACCAGCAAAATTTTCTGCTATTGCAAGAGAAGATTCAGATAACAAACTATCAATTGTTTGGAGAACAATACTTGAATACGTGTGGGATATTTCAAATGGAGATAGCACATTCAAGCAAGTTGTTCACGATTATGCTGTTACTGGACTGGGATATATGTATGTATATATAGACCCTGAAGCAGACTATGGTAGAGGTGAAGTTAAGTATACGCACGTAGACCCTTTTAGAGTATATGTAGACCCAGCATCAAGAGATAGATTTTTTAGCGATGCGTCAGGAATAATATTGTCTACGTTTTTAACCAGGCAGCAAGTTTTAGATTTATATCCTCAAATGGAAGAGTTTATTGATGATATAGAAGTTGGAGTCAACTCTTTGTATGGAGAAGACTACCCAACATCTAATTTAAAAAACAGCAATAATGTTTTAACTCCTGCTGAGGCAAAAGATTTAGACTACAATGTAAATCAAAAATATCAAATACTTGATAGATTTTACAAAGTAAAAGTTCCTTTCTATAGAATTTTTAACAATATGACTGGAGCAGAAAAGATAGTAGACCCAGAGGTTTATGCTAATCTTATAGAAAATCCAGAAACTATAGAAGCTATAGAAATTGGAGCTATAGATATAGAAGAAATTTTACAAACAAGAATTGCTCAATGCAGTAGCATTGGAGATACTTTACTTTATGAGCGTATTCTTAACACTGATATATATCCAATTGTTCCATTTACGAACATTTGGACTAATACTCCCTATCCAAAATCAGATGTGAACAAGGTTAAAGATTCACAAAGACTTTTAAATAAGTTATTTTCTCTAACCTTGTCACACGCTCAATCTGCTGCTGGTTTAAAACTTTTAATTCCAGAAGGTAGTGTTGATAGTGTTAGTCAGTTAGAAAAAGATTGGGCTAATCCAAATGCGGTTATTGAATATAACCCAGAGTTTGGTGAGCCACATTACCCGCAACCAGCTCCACTTACTAGCGAGTTTTATTATTTAATTGATAGGGTAGAAAAATATATAGATTTAAACTTTGGTATACCTGAACTTTTACAAGGGTTTAAAGACCAAGCACCTGACTCTGTTAGAGGTACTATGCTTTTATCAGAGATGGGAGAATCAAGAGGTAAATCAAAGTTAAGAGATATTGAAGCAAGTTTATCTATGGTTGGTCAGGTTGTTTATAATCTGTCTAAAGACCATTATACATTTGCAAAAACATTTAGAATTGTACAACCAAATAATGATATTACTGAATTTTCAGTAAACATGAGAATGTATGATGATAAATCGAATGAACTGTCAACCTTGAAGAATGATATTCAACTTGGTCAACATGACATTCGAATTATATCAGGTTCAACTTTGCCTAGCAACAAGGTATCTGAATACAACATGTATCTTGATGCGTATAAACTTGGACTGGTAGATGACGTCGAGGTTTTAAAGAAAACTGAAATCTTTGACAAAGAAGGTGTCCTTCAGAGAAAAGGGCGTATGGCACAAATGCAACAGTATATTACACAGCTTGAAAATCAAGTGAAGAAACTAAGCGGAGACTTACAGACATCTGAACGTGAAATGGTATCAGCTAGAAAACGTACAGAAGTTGAGAAGTTTAAATCTAACTTAAATGAGATTACTTCTTCTGCTAAAGTTAAAGAAAAAGAAAAGGTAATGAAACTAGGAAACATTATTGACCAAATGCAATCTTCTATGGAGGAAGAAGAAAATAACGAGCCTGGTTCAGAGTCTTAGGACTAAATCAGGGTTAGGAGAAAAAAAATATGGCACAAGAACAAGAACAACAACAGGTTGAACAGCAAGACCCAATTGTCGAATCTACAGTGGAGCAATCAGTTTCATTGCAAGAAGAGACCGTAGAAGAAGGTGTGGAAGCATCTGAATCTGTAGACTGGGAAGTTGAAGCTAAAAAGTTTCAATCAATGTATGACAAAAAGGTTGCAGAACACGAAAACTTAAAACAAGATAGTAGTGATTTACTTCAGTTAAGACAAGTCTTATCTGAAAAACCAGAATTAGTCAACGTCATTGAAAAAAGCCTTTCTGGAGAATCAGTTGAGGACAAAGGTATGGAGGGAAGTACAACCCCAGATAACTTTGACCCTTGGGACGCCTACTACAAGCCTGACTCAGAATCTTACAAATTTAGAGTAAGTCAAGAGAAAAAGCTTGTACATGAAACAGTAGATAACGAACTAGCTAAACTACAAAATCAAATGGCGATAAATAATTTAAAAACAGAATTGGTTAGTAAGCACAATTTAGGCTCAGACGATGCTGAAAGGTTTTTACAGTTTGCAACAACACCAAAAGCTAATCTTCCTATTGAAACACTTATTAAAGTGTGGAAAGAGGATGAAGGCAAAGGTGCTAAACAAAGTGAAAATTTGGAAGCAGTCAGAAAAACAAAATCAATTCCTAAACCAGCTGGTGTGCTTCAGGGTGGCGAACAACCACAAAAGTCTGAAGGAGACCAAGTATGGGATAGAATTATGAGCGCTGGACGAGTTGGTAGAATAGCTAAAAACTAACTTAGGAGTGAATTAAAATGGCTTTTAAACAAGGACAATTAAAGTCATCACAGATTACAGCAGCTTCAACAAGCGCTGGATACGGACAGGCTCCAGACCAAAGAAAGCTGTATGATTTCTCTGATAGAGTTGCAGAACTTATGCCAGAGGAGTCACCTTTTTTCGTCTATCTAAGTCAAGTTGCTAAAGTAGCTACTGACGATAATATTTTCAGATACTTAGAAAATAGAACTGTCACTAACTACACATCACGTAACTTTAGCTTAGCAGCAGCCGTAAACGGTGGTAGCGCAGTATCAGCAGGAAATCTTTATGATTTTACTGTAGATGACGGAGCAGGTTCTGCAATTGGTTTTATGACCAAAGGAATGGTACTTGCAGTAAAATCTGTGGATGACACAAATGGTTATAGTCAAGTTCTAGTTAGAGTTGAGTCTGCACCAAACGTACAATCAGCTAACACTACCTTCTCAGGTAGAGTTATTGAAGTGTCAAATTCAGGTGTATCAGGATACAATGTTTTATCAGATAACGATGAAGCACAAATCGTAGGTACATCATTCGGAGAAGGAACAGGTTCACCTGACACTTTCTCAGACACTTTAGAAGATGACTTTGGTTATACTCAAATCTTTAAAACAGCTTGCGAATTAACCAACACAGCAATAGCTACAAGATATCGTGGCTATTCAAACGAGTTCGATAGAATTTGGGCTCAAAAACTACGTGAACACAAAGTTGACATCGAAAGAGCTATGCTTTTCGGTCAAAAAGCTCGTGTAAACGGAGTACAATACACTGAAGGTCTAGTTGGACACATTGTAAAAAATGTTGCTCCAGTAACTGACGATTCAGCATTTTCTTACTCATCAGGTAACGCTTACTACAGAAGTGTAGCACAAAGCGAACTTACTTATGACAGACTACTTGCTGACTTAGAGGTTATCTTTGACCCAGCAAGAGGCGGTTCAAGTGAAAGACTTGTATTAGCTTCATTGCCAGTAATTACATTCTTTAACAAAATGGGCGACGGTGCTTTCATTGACGCTTCTGTTGGACATGCAAATGGACCATACAGAGTTAACATGAACAACGTACAAGGTAGCTTTGGCCACCAGTTAATGGAAATTAACACTGTACATGGTTCTATGTTCTTAGTGAAAGAACCTCTATTTAGAGGAATTGCAAGTGGATTCATGCTTATGGCTGATATGTCTAAATTAGCATACAGACCATTAGTTGGTAACGGTATTAATCGTGACACTCAAATCATGACAAACGTACAAAATGCGGATGAAGACTTGAGAAAAGACATGATTATGACTGAAGCTGGTCTTGAAATTACACTTCCTGAATGTCACGCTCTATACAATGTGGAGGGATTATAAAATGGCAAGAAGTAGTATAATAGAACAAAATAGTGGTAATGGTGGATATTTATTACCAGTTGAAAGAGTAACTGCAGCTAAAACTTTAGACGCAGTGAAGGATAGTGGAAAGATATTTTTACTAGACGCAGCTGGTGGTGCATACTCTATCACTTTACCTACAACTTTAGAAGTTGGTACTCAATACAAATTAATTGTAGAAGAGAATACACCAACAGGAGCTATTACCATAGCAGCTGGTTCTGCAATTATGTTTGGTAAAATAGCAGAATCTGAAGTTGACACAAGTGATGATAACCCAGGTTCATCTGGTGCTACAGGAGTTTCAAATGTTATTTTTGGAACAACTGCAGAACAAGGTGACCATATTAACATCGAATGTGATGGTAAAAAGTGGTATTTCTACGGAAACGCTGCTAAAGATGGAGCTGTAACAACATCATAATAGTTATTAGGTACTATGGAGTGGGTTAGTCCCACTCCGAAACCTATAAAGAATTTTAAATAATTAGGAGAAAAAATGGCAAATTATAATACAACTACAAAGATTATTATTAATGACCTTAGTGTTAAATCAGACTCAACTTCTGGTTCATTAGCTAAAGAGATTAATGATTATATTCAAACTTTAGATGATAGCACTAATGCTATTATAGATATTCAAGCAGTAAAGCTTGATGCTTCTAGAGTTGCTTACATAGTAGTAGCTAAAGGATAATGGCTAATTGTCAACACTGCGACAAGCCTAATCCAGAAGGTTACTTTAACTGTCCTTCATGCGGGCTAAGAGCAGCTCCTAATAAATGGAATACTAATTTTGTTATAAGAGAAGGTAATCCTTTTGCAACAGCAATTAGAAAAGACCAGATTGACATTAATCATATGTCAATGGAAGATGGTGTAAAAAAGATGCAAGAAAGCAAAAAGAACGCAAAACCCACACCACGTGGGAAAGGAATAAGGGTAATGTAATGCCAATGAAAAAAGGTAAAAAAGTAGTAAAGAAGAAAAAAGTAGTAAAGAAGAAAAAAAATTACGGTAAGAGATACTAATGAAAGTAAAAGCTCCCAAAGGTTATCACTTTATGAAAAAAGGCAAAGGATATGTTTTGATGAAACATGGAGCTAAATTTAAAAGACATAAAGGAGCTTCATTATCTATGCCTATGAAAGTAATAAAAACTCATGGTAGAAAATAATGTGGGCAATATTTAAAGATGAAAATGATTACAACGAAAAAGCAATTATTGGTTTTATTTCTTTTGCCTTAATGTGCGTATTCGGAATTGTAGATTTAGTAACAGGTTTATTAGGACAAGAAATTATTATTAACGATAATATTTATAATTCATTTGTTTGGGTTACACTTGGTTCATTTGGTATAGCAGGGGCAGAAAAGGTATATAAGAAATAATGCCAAGAAAGAATACAGTAACCTTTGTAAGAAGAAATGGAAAAAAGAAAACAAGACAAGGCAAAAGCAAACTAACAAAGTATGGTACAAAAACTAGTAAGAAGTATTACAAAAAAAAGTATAGAGGACAAGGTAAGTAATGGATAATGGCGTAAAAGGATTATTTGGAAGGCTTTTTGGAGAAAAGAGAAAAAAAAGCTTAGAGGAAATCTATGGAGATATGATGATAGGGCTTAGAAGAAGAACTAACTTAATAAAAAATAGAGACCCATATATAGGTAAAGTTTATAAAAAAAGACTTGAAAAATTATTTGACATGATACAAGACGAGGTCGGATATGACCTACCAAACAATGATAATATTCTTTTGTCTGAAGATGATTTAAGAATGATAGCAAATAGAACAGGATTTCTTTCTCCTAAGAGAACACCAGAAGGAATTGAACCAAGATATGTAGATAAAACTAGAAAAATGCCTACGTATTCAGGTATTGCGCAAACTGGTTCAATAAATGTTTTGAGCGATGAAGATATATTAGAGCTTCTTTTAGGACAACCTGAGATAAGAGGTAGGTAATGGCTGATTTTAAAACAAGAATAGATGATTTAACAGGCTTTGCAAGTACTGATGACACAGCGTTAAATGACTGGTTGTCAGCTGGTGCTCGTTCTGTAATGAATGTACTTCCTCTAAATAAGCTAGAGAGAGTAGCAAGTAATGAAAACTTTACAAACAATATAGATGTAGAGGGAAAAAAGATTTTAGCGGTTGTTAGAAAAGATAACAATCACGCAAGTAAGATTTATACACCATGTAGAAAATTACCACCTTCAATGATGGGTAGAGTAAACGATACAAGCTATATGGAAGCTGCGTCAGAAAGTGACCCAGCATATATTATACAAAACGATGTTTTGAATACATATCCAGGTAGCAATGCAAGCAATGATAGTAGGGTTGTATTTGTAAACTCTTCAATAACTGTAGCACATGGAGATAGTGCAATAGCAAACTTTCCTGACGAAGCAGAAGAAGCAGTAGTTTTATACGGAGCAAGAAATGCATTAGAAAGATTAATGAATGGATTACAATCTAATGATTTAATAGACCACGCTTCAACAGGTGCATTAGCACTTATGAATGCAGAGATTGATGATGTGGTTCATGATTCAAATGGTTCTTTAGCAAAAGCAAAAGCACAAATAGATAATTTTGTTACATCTATAGGAGATATAGACGATACTACAGAATTGTTTGATAACACAAATAAGAGGTTTACAGTAGTAAGAGATGCTTTAGTAAAAGCACAAGATATTATAGATAATGATGGTTTTGGTAGCGGTTTAGATGTAACAGATTTTGTTGGAGATGTAGATACAGCTTTAGGTAAAATAGATGCACATTTAACTGACGAAGAAGCTATATTAACTAATGACCCAACTTCTGGAGATATTTCTACAGCATTAGGAGCAATTAAAACAGCTGTAGACCAAGCAGCAACAGCAGCAGGAAAATTTACTTCAGCTGATGAGTCTGTTTTTGGAGATGAAGATACATTTTTAACTAGCAACTCTCAATTAACAAGAGTAAAAGATGCTCTAGATAAAGCACAAGAAACTATTACTGGAGACCAACCATCTTCCAGCTTGGATGCAAGAGGTGCTCAAGCAGATGAAGATGTAGAACTAGTAAGCTCTGCTTTAAACATAGCTCAAACAGAAATATCAAGAGCTCAAACTCACTTATCAGAATGGGCTAGTATTGGAGATATGAGAGTAAAAGAAGTTCAGGTAGCACTTAATGAGGCAGATGGTTATGCAAAAGAAGTACAAGCTAGACTTGGATATGCAGCAGCTTACATAGCTGCAGCAAATGCTAGAACACAAGAAGGTTCTTCAAGAATATCTCAAGCTAGCCTAGGTGTGTCAGTAGCACAACAAGAATTACAAAGAGCAAATGTAGCTATAGCAGAAATAAACTCTTTAATGGCTTCATATTCTTTAGAACTTCAAAGTGTTGCTCCTTATATGAGTGAAGTATCAGGAAAGTTGTCAGCAGCAGCTCAGTATGGTCAAGAGTTTCAAGCTAGACTTACTAGAGACCAGGCTAAATATCAGTGGTATACTCAACAGTATGCTCAGGTAGATGCTAGATATAAAGAACAAATACAAACTCTTCAAGGAGCATTATAATGGCTGATTATAAAAACACGCAATGGACAGAAGAAAGTATTGCACCAAGCACTACTTGGACAGAAGAAAATTTACAGGCATCAACAACCTGGACAGAGCAAGGTATATCTCCAAGCACTACTTGGACTGAAGAAAGTTTACAAGCAGCAACTACTTGGACAGAACAAAATATAGCTCCAACTACAGGCTGGAAAGAGGTTATAGAAGAGTATGACAACTGGGAAGATGCAATTAATTTTTGGAATTTAGCTAATTTTAATTGGGAGGAAATAGGATAATGGCAGCTATAGAATTTAGTGGAAAAGAAATTTATAGTAGAGTATTACAAGCAGTTCCTGATGTATCAGAGAACTATGTTTTAAATTTAATCAATGAAGCTTTAATTGATATGGGAAGGTATTACTCTAAATACGAATACGCAAAAACAGATTTAATAAATGACCAGCTTTGGTACAACTTAGATGATGATAGGGATATTACTGTAAACAAAGTAATGAGATGTAGTATATTAAACTCAGATGGAGAATATATTAAAATACCTAGATTAACACACGCAGATTTAAAAATTACACATACGGACTAAAAATGGCAAATATATCAAGTACATATAAAAATCCAGAAAATACATTTGTTTGGTTTATAGAAGGAGATAAGGTTGGTATTGCAACTACAGAAGGAGACGGAAGTACTAGCAATACTGGTAAAGGTGAATTAAAAGCTGTAGTATTAGGTAGTGGTAATCAAATACAAAATGGATTACTAATATCTTATATAGCTGAGCCTGACAAACTAACTTCTATTACTGGAACTATAGATATTGACAATAACTTACAACCTGCATTGATAGATTATGTTAAAGCAAAAGCACTTATGGACGCAGCTGCTAGAACAGATAATCCTAATATTGCACAAATTAGAATGGCATCAGCACAACAATGTATGCTAAACTATAAAGAGGCTGTAAGAAGATTTGGAATGAAAAAGAATGATAAAACTGGAGGTACAAGAGCAGTTGTACCAGCTGATATGAGGTAAGATGGCAACATTAACTGGACAAAAAATAAAAAATTCTTATAAGGATTTATTACAAGTATCAAATAGTAATTCTGGAATTGATGGAACATTAAGAACTGTCTCAGACGGAGAAGCAACTGATAGTGTTTTACAACTAAGTTCTAGTGCTGTAAACATATCATCAGCAGGTGCATTACAATATGCTGGTACTGCAATAACTTCTACTGCAGCTGAGTTGAATATCTTAGATGGCGTTACTGCTAGTACAGCAGAACTTAACATCTTAGATGGAGTGACATCAACTACCGCTGAGCTTAACATATTAGATGGAGTTACGGCAACTACTTCTGAATTAAATATCTTAGACGGTGTAACAGCCACAGCCTCTGAATTAAATATTTTAGATGGTGTGACAGCAACTGCTTCTGAATTAAACATAATGGACGGAGTAACAGCTACTACAGCAGAATTAAATTATGTAGATGGAGTAACTTCAAACATACAAACACAATTAGATTCAAAAATGAGTGCTACACTAACGCAAGAACAGGTAGAAGATTTTGTTGGAGGTATGTTAGATGGTACAGAAACAGGTATTTCTGTTAGCTATGATGACACAGATGGTAATATAGATTTTGTTGTAGCCACACAATCAGATAATAATTTTACAACCACACTTTTAAATAAATTAAATGCAATAGAGGCAAGTGCAGATGTAACAGATACTACTAATGTAACTTCAGCAGGAGCATTAATGGATTCTGAAGTTAGCAACCTTTCTTTTGTAAAGGGTTTGA